CCTGCGCCTCCACCACCACCACCAGCGTTATCTACGGTTGCATTAGCACCATTATTACCCTGACCAGGAGTTCCTGACCCCCCAGGACCTGTTCCTCTATAACCACCTCCTGAACCTCCATTACCACCGCCTGCACCAGCAGAACCATTACCACCACCAATAGATGTAATAGTTGATATACCTGTTCCAGTAATTGAAGAATTTGATCCATTTACGGGAGTACCACCATTTGGTGCACCAGGACCACCGCCACCAACTGCAACTGTATATACGGTATTTTTAGATACTATTGTTGTGCCAGTTAATAATCCACCAGCTCCACCGCCACCACCTAAATCTGGACCTCCGCCACCACCTCCAGCAACTACAAGATAATCTATTGAACTGTTTGCAGCTACTGCTGCTACTGTTACACTTAATCCTGTGGGGAATGTATAATTTAGTGGACGAACAAATGACCCGTTCTTATCGGAACCAAAGTAATCAATAGCCATTAACTAATCTCTACACCAAACGCTGATATTGAAATTGAACCTGAACTTGAGTTGGCTGCTAAGATTGCACCAGCCGGTAATGTAACACCTAAACCTAATGAAGCAGTATCAGATGCCGGCACTACACCGCCACGAACAATGAAGTATGTGTTAGCTGCCGTTGCTGAAAATGAACCTGAAGGCATTACTATGATTGAATATGAAACATTCGCTGCTGTTTGATTTGCAACAGTAATATTATTTACAATAGCTGCCGTTGAAGCAGGAACCACATACACATTACCTTGAGTGTTTGCAGTAGGATTTAATTGTCCTAAAATTTTAAGTGCGTTAGCCATTATTTGATTTCAACTCCATATGCGTGAATAGCAACACCAGCTGCTGAAGAGGTCGCATTAGCACCTGTTATATTAGCTGAAAGAATTGCTGAAGTTTGTAATGCAACACCTGTGTCTAATACTAAAGTATCAGCTGCAGGTATTGTAAGTGATTTAAGAACATAATGTTTAGTTGCTAATGCTTCAGTTGAAGGTCTTGCTACTAAATCGATAAGAACTGCGTTTTGTGTTCCGTTACATACGGTGATTAAATTCACTACTGTATTTGTAGCTGCAGGAACAACATACACATTGGAATTCGTATTAGCTACACCAACAATTTGACCTAAAATCTTGTATGGTGTAATGGATGCTGGAGCATCTGGTATAACACTAATACTTGATGAGGTAAGTGATAGTTGTCCATTAGAAACGGCTACTAATGATGTATTGGCTGCTGATGTTAAGCGACCTTGTTGGTCAACAGTAATGACTGGAATTTGTGTAGAACCACCGTAGGTACCTGGTGATACTGCTGTATTTGCTAGTTTGGCTGCTGTGACATTTCTGTCTAATATTTTTACTGTGGTGACTGCATCGGAAGCTATCTCGGCTGCAACGACTGTTCCGTCTGCAATTGAATTCGCTGTTATTTGACTAATTGCCATGGTATCTCTCTAAAGAAAGTGATTAATTATGTTCTATTTATGTATTCGGAAGCCTTCTTTTTGCATCCTGGCTCAAAATGTAGTTGATATACTCACATGCTTCATCTTCATCATCAAAGTATCTCACCACAGTCTCTCCCGTCATTGTGGACACTACAAATAGTAATACTTGGTCTTTATAGACTGAAAACTTAATCCACCAATCGTTTTTGACGACTGGATGCCAAGACCTAATGTTTCGAATAATATCAGATTCTTGTGATTTGTGCATTTTAGGCAATAATTGGTTTATTTAAGTAACTTCTCGCAGGACAAAGCATTTTGTTGTTATACATAGCTGGTGTCCGGTTTGATAATAATACCATTGCTACCTATTTCTGATGAATCGATTTCAGATGTTCTTTTCGCACTCGCACTTGTATCCAATCATTATAGAACAATTCAGATTCCAGCACTTCACGATTAATCTGTTCTTTTAACTCCAAATATGCACACTCGGACCTCGATTTACAGAGGTGGAGTATTTCTCTCACAAAATTATTAACACCAAGCTCTTTAATATCCTCATGCAGGTATTTTGAAGAACCATAATAATTCTCCCAATCTGATACCTTGCGGATTTTTCGTCTCTTTCCCTTGACTTGTTTATAACCAGCCTTGGTCAAAAACTTCTTACCAATATATTTCTTACCTGTCTTGGTATTAGTAATTAAATATACAAATCCAAAATAGTCTTCAGCCATATCTTGGGTGAAAACCTTGCCATTATATGTCCACATCAATCTTCGTATCCGTCTTCCTCATTGTTTGGTTTACTATCAAGAGTATTTAGGTTCAAATAACCAGAACAAAAAGGACAATAGGTCGGGTCAGAATCACATGACCTATCATCATAACGGATTATAAATTTGGAGTTACACTCATCACAGGAATGTTTGATACTTGACATCGATTAAATTCTTTTTTTATAGTCAGTAATCGCCGCTTTAATTGCATCTTCAGCTAATACTGAACAATGGATTTTTACTGGTGGGAGTGCTAATTCTTCTGCGATATGTGAGTTTTTGATGGTCTGAGCCTCATCCAGCGTTTTGCCCTTGAGGAGCTCGGTGACAAGGCTAGAACTAGCAATAGCAGAGCCACAACCATATGTTTTAAATTTCGCATCTATTATAATTCCATCTTCCACTTTAATTTGGAGTTTCATTACATCTCCACACGCTGGTGCACCAACCATTCCCGTGCCAATATCAAGGGCATCTTTAGGAAATGAACCAACATTTCTTGGATTTTCGTAATGGTCAAGAACTTTATCTGAATATGCCATATTATGCTGAGAACGATGAACCACAACCACAACTACTTGTGGCGTTTGGATTCTTTATCTCAAATTGTTCTCCCATAAGAGATGTTTTATAACCAATAACAGCACCTGATAGATATTGCATACTCATAGCATCAACTAATAAGGTGACACCAGATTCTTCAACAATAAAATCATCTTCATTTTGATTTTCATCAAAGGTAAAACCATATTGGAAACCTGAACATCCGCCACCTGAAACAAAAATTCTTAATTTAAGTCCTTGAGCCTCTTCATCAGCCAAAAGACTTTTTATTTTAGTGACAGCAGTTTGTTCTATTGTTACCATGTCTTAACTGATTCTAATGCAGTAGCATTAGCTGGTAATTTTGGGTTGAAGTTGATGCCTGTAGCAGTTTCAACATCTTTGATTGATACTTTAAACTTCTCTAAATCTTGCACAGATAAGGCTTGATTAGGAAAAATGTATGCTGATGCCTTTAATGTTTTATTATCAATAATCACTTTGAATAATCGAGTTGGAACACCAACTTTATTTGGACCAATCGTTGTGAAACCTTTGTCATAAATGGTACCAGATACTACATATAAGTCATCAAATTGTGTAACATAGGTTCTTACTTTAGTTTCTAATTGTTTCCAAATACCCCGATTGTTATTAGCAACTTGTGGAACCATGTTTGATAGAAAGAATGATTCAGACATAATCTTTTCATTCTGTGTATTGTCACCAGCAGGAACTAAATGACCACGGTCATAGATTTTACCAGCTGTTGCATAGTCTGCTAATTGAGATTGACCTGCAACTGGTATAGCTGGGTCAGGACGAAAATCATCTTTGCGTTTAGCAGGACCGGTGATTGCAGCCTTTGTGACATGTTCAACCACATATACAGCAGTCTTGGTACCAGTATCATATTGAATTGCATAGTTTGTTTTGCAAAGATATACAGAACTCTTTAGCTCAAGAACTGGTGCACCATAGGGTGTAAATTGCGGACATTTATCATCAATGGGATTCGCCAGAGATGTGAATGGTAATAGTAGTAATAGTAATAGTTTCTTCATAGTTTTTTCCTAGTTATGCAGCTGCACCCCAAACATTTTCCCAATCACCCGATAATGCACCTTTGGCGTAATCAGTAGCACGGTTTTCAAAAAAGTTTGTATGTGTCGGTGCGTTAATCATATTTTCAACCCATGGTAATGGATTCTTTTT